TTGAGCAGATTAAAGTTTATGAAAGTGAAGATTTATATCCGATGCACGGAGAGAGTTGTTATGATTTTTTCCGGGAGTGTGAGTATCTAGGATTGTGTACGCTGAGTACTGATAATTTAATCACACAACTTACAGCAGATAAAGAGCAGGAGATTCTAAATGAGCAAGCCAAGTTTGCTATACAGGTTACTATCCAAGACCTCATTGCTTCCCAAATTGCTAGAGGAAATGGAACAGCAACAGGACAAGATAATCATAATCAGGCCGAAGACGTACCTTTACTCACAGGGGATGAGATTCTGTAAAGATTGCAGACATTTTATGTCCGACGGGCAAAAGTGTTCTAACCCTATCTCGGCTAAGCAAGATGTAGTAACTGGTGAATACTATTATCAATACTGTTCTAGTGAGCGCGCTAGTAAGGAGAAGTGCGGAAAGCTAGGAAACTATTGGGAATTTAGAAAGATTTAATATGAAACTATCATCTGCACAAGCATCAGCCACTCATAGTGTATTAATCTATGGGCCGCCGAAAACTGGTAAGTCCCAGCTTGTTGGCGATCTATCAGCACACTACAATCTTATCTGGTTTGATCTGGAAAATGGGCACGCTGTATTGTTTAAACTTCCAGAGACACAGCAGGATCGTATTGAACTCGTAAATATTCCTGATACCCGTTCTTTCCCTGTAGCTATTGAAACAATGCTTAAGGTGATTAAAGGTGGCAAGCAGGAGATTTGTGAAGAGCATGGTAAAGTTGGTTGCTTGATGTGCAAGAAAGATGGTAAGCCGCACACTATAGTTGAGTTGAACGCGCTTGATTCAAATACTATCGTAGTTGTTGATAGTCTTACTCAACTTACCAATAGCGCAATCGCACATATCACTAAGAATAAGCCTGATGATTATAAGCTTGATTATGATGATTGGGGTAATCTTGGTAAGCTCATGGATATCTTTCTCTCCCATGTTCAACAAGCACCATTCAATATAATCTGTATCTCTCACGAATCAGAAGCGGAGTTAGAAGATGGAAAGAAACGTATCGTTCCTGTTGCTGGGACTAGGAATTTTAGCCGCAATTCCGCTAAGTATTTCGGTCATGTTATCTACGCCGAAGTCAAAAATTCAAAACATCAATTTACTTCTTCTACTACTGGAGCTAGTAATATTGTCATGGGTTCTCGCACTGATGTAGACACAGCTAAGATGGATAAGCCTAGCTTGTTGCCGATTTTCCAAGGTAAAGTTGGTGGAGCTAAAGCTGATCAGAATAAGCCGGTTGGTGCAGTTGCACAGTTGAATGCGTTATCAGCTAAATTAGGAGCAGCAAAATGAGCGGAGCAATACTTGTTGATGGTGCCACTACTTTAAGTCCGGATGGAATTAGGAAACTAGAACAATCATTACAATCCACCGAACATGAGTTGCCACCTGACGATACTCCAGTACATATGAGTATTCTACGCGAAGCCCAAGGTATTATATACGGTGACCGTGAAAAGACTTATGGAGCGCCGGATAAGAATCTTAAAGTAATCGCTGGCTTGTGGTCAGCTTATCTTGGTATTCCTATCAGCATTGATGATGTATGCATCCTTATGATTCTTCTTAAGGCCGCGCGTTTAAAGAATACTCCAGATCATAGGGATTCAATGGTAGATTTGTGTGGCTACGCTGCACTTATGGAGCGTGTTCAAAATTTTAAAAAGGAGACAGCTATGCGATAACCAATCTACCCAAACTATTTGTTTGTATTTCATTTTTTGTATTTCATTTTTTAACTTTCATATCTATATATCATGTCTGATAACATTGACCTCCTTGACGCAACTCTTGACGATCTGGCTGACTTGCCTACATTTGCAGCTTTCCCTGTTGGCGCACATCGCGCTACCATGAAGCTGGAGATTAAGGAAATTAATAAGAAGACGGCTGTTGAAATTAAACTGGTTGGCCACGAAACCGTTGAACTCTCTAACCCCAGCGATGCACCCATCAAAGATGGCGATGAGACGAATGTTCTTTATATCCTGAAGAACAATGATGGTTCGCCGAATGAGATTGCACAAGGTAAGCTGAAGATTGCTCTTGCAGTTATCAAAGAGAAGTTTGGCTTTGATGCTTCTATGTCTAATCGTGCTGTTATCGAAGCTGTTAAAGACGGCTTTGAAGTTGTTGCAGTTACGAAGCAACGCGAGAACAAGAGCAGCGGCGGAATGAACACCGATCTGGTGAAGTTTGAAATCGTCTGATAGCCACAAGCTTTAGATAGGTTTTCAGGTTTGTCCGTATATCCTTCGACCCGAAAAACGGACAACATATTTGCGGGCATGGCGAAATTGGTAGACGCAAGAGACTTAAAATCTCTCGATAGTAATATCGTACTGGTTCGATTCCAGTTGCCCGCACCAAATTGATAGTGTAGATACTAGGAGAATATATTATGACAAAAGTTGGTATTGCAGGTAAGCTTGGTATGCACGCAGTAATGGCAGCGGCCGCGTTAAGTGGAGCTTTCGTTAAAGACTTACGTGTTGATGTGCCCGCACCTAAAGTTAATCCTAAGCGTGACCGCAGAATACAACAGTATCGTTCTCGTGGATATCTTTATCCTAACAGCAGCACTAAAGAAAACACCCGCACCAAATTGCAATATGTCATGGTAACTAATCCGCACAGTGGGTTTACCACGATGCAAAAGCGTAAGGGCACTGCGGCATTTAATATGCTTGCCTCTATGAGCGCAGATGAATTAGGACTGGCGTGATATCATGAACCACAATTTTATTGTTGCTGTTTCTGTATCCTATAGCGATGCAGTAGATGGTGGGATTAGGCACACTAAGCACTTTAAAACTATTGATGGTAGTTTTAATACTATTGAAGAAGCTAAACTATTAGCTGGTTCATTTGTTGGTCCTATTTCTCGTAGTCAGCTATTTGAACTGTACAAAGAAGAAGTAGCAGAGAATTGATATGCCATACGATGATAACCTAGATCACACTCCACTTACCTTTGGGAAATATAAAGGGAAAACTCCTGATGAAGTTTCTCAAATGGGTACGTCTGGAGAGAACTACATTGTCTGGATGTATGATAATGTAGATAGATTTCCTACTTGTTCTGAAGCTTTAGCTAGAGCGTGTGGCTGGAAACCTCCACAAGATAGGCCACTATATAAGCCGCCTATGTTTCCTAAGCCTGTTGAATTTGATGGTATTGATGATGATGATATCCCATTCTAAGGGGAATAGCTAATGAGTATATTAGATGGAAAAGAATTAACATTGCATGAAGAACCCCCAGAAGAAGTAGCTAGACTTGCTGCTACGCATACAGAAAAATGTCAGTGTGGTAATACTATGTCTGTTGGAGATTATGAAGCTTCAGGTTGTTGTGCAGATTGTTATTACTCAGAGTCAGATACTAAACAATAAATGACTGCTAATCTTCTCTTTCTCGGTACTCCAGATGATGTTCCGTATCTTCAACGCCTCAAAGGTGCTGTTGGTCCTTGCAAAGTATTCTTAGATACTAAAACTGTTCCCACTACCATTACGGAAGTGGAGATGTATTGCAAGAATCCAGCACGGAATATCACTGGAGTACTCTCTACAAGTATTCCATTGCTCCAAAGGTTTGTGGATTTAGAAGGCAAGACGGGCCGCAAAGAGCTTAGTTTAGATGCGTATTCTGGCTCCTATTTTAAACGAAATGGTATTGAATATGTCTTTGTCAACCCACTCGCACAAACGGTATCTGTACCATACGGACAGTTCTTACTTAACAGATTCGCATCTAAACTATCCTACCCAGAGAGATGGTTCCCTGCTCCCGCTTTCTCATGGTATATCCTCAAGGAAAGAAATATTGAGCAAGCGTATGAATCTTTCTTCAATGCTTTTGCTATTGTTGTCGATATTGAAACATGGCGTGACCCATTATCTATTAGATGTATTGGCTATACTGCTATCTATTGGAGCGATTCTAAGTTTACTACTGAGTCTGTTGTTCTCCCAATGGATTCTGTTTGGGCGTTATTATGGATGCGGAAGTTTAATCTTCTTCCTGCACCTAAGATTTTACAAAATGGAAGATATGACATATCGTATCTTGCACTATATAATGCCCCACTGCACAATTACCTTTGGGATACCTCTAATCTCTTTCATTCACTCTATTCGGAACTCCCCAAAGACTTGGCGTTTCTTCAAAGCTTTTTCGTAAGAGAGGCTGCGTATTGGAAAGATTTAGCAGAAACCACAGACTTAGAACAATATTATCTATACAACGCTAAAGATACTTGGGCTACTGCTTGTGCATTCTTAGCGTGGATGGTTGAAGCTCCAGAGTGGGCGCGGCAAAATTATCTAAAAGAATTCCCTCTACAATTCCCTTGTCATCTTTCCGAGATGATTGGACTTAAGAGAGACTTCTCAAAGCTAGATAAAGCTAGAGAAGAATTAGATATCATTATGCAACGTGAGCAAGCTTGGCTCAACAAGATAACTGGCTCAGCTTATTTCAATACCAACAGTCCGTTGCAGATGAAAGCACTGTTAAAGGTATTAGGTTGTGGCGATCTTCCTAACGCAGATGAGAAAGCGTTGCGTAAAGCAGCCTTTAGG